TGATGTTTGATATGTTTTAGTAGGAAACTCTGGACGTACACCAACTCTAAATTTTGTAATCTCAGATGTTCTATACTCTGATTTTATATTTTTAAAATAAGGTACATATGCATCAGATCCTATTTCGTTCAAGGTTAAATATCTTGCATCTGCATATAATCCAGTATCTTTATTTACTCCTTTCCATGCTACTTCTAATCTTGGAGTAAAAATTGTATGTGATTCTCTTCCAAAGAATTTTATTGATCCTACAATTTCGTTGTTTCTTTCATTAGCCTCTGTATGTTTAACAATAAAGCCGTTATTTGTAAGTGTTGCATCAGTCCAATTTTTAATAATATCTGATACATCCATTCTAATATCTGGAGTTTCGTTTTCAAATGATTGAGAAGCTTCATATGTTGAACCAGTTATCCATGTACCTCCTCCTGGTTCTGCACCTGCATATTCATCTCCTGCTTGAGATTGATGTAGATTGGTAAATGCATTTGAACTATCCCATGCATTTTCTTGATCTTGTGTTCTATATTTCCAAGATGCTCCATTCTTAGTTATTGGCACATCTGAATAATTACCATTACCATTTGCCCATGATTCAGAAACTGGATAAGCTTTTAATTCATATGAATGTAATAAATCAGATGCATCTGCAGCTCTTATATTTAAATAAATAGAAGATGAATCTTCATGAGTAGGATCTATTTCAGGAATTCTTCCAGCTGCTATTTCAGTTTGTAATGTTGTTAGCTGAGAACCAAAATCTATTAAAATTCTAGAATTATATTGATTGGTTTGAACAATTCCATTAAGTTTAGATCCGGAAGCTATTTTTGTTAGTTCTAGTATTTGATCAATACCAGTATTTTGACTTGGGTATTTCTCATATAATGTTGTATCTCGTTCCGCGTAAAATATTCTATACATAATTTATCCCTTAAGGTTTGATAGCTCGCATTTTTATATCTGCATTTGGATATTTAATTTCAAATATCATTGGATCTAATGATGGATATATAATTCCATTTTTTGTTGCTGCTGGAATATCATAAATGGTATTTGCATATGAACCACCTATTTTATTTTTAAATTCTATCCTAGGTACACTTTGTACTCCTTCAACTGTATTTAATTCTCCTATTACGGCTGATGTATCAATTGGTCCATTAATTTGTATTCTATCAACATGCATGATCTTTTTTAATCGATCAATACACCTTAATATTACTTCATTACTATTATAAGAAGGTCTTGGTATTATTTCGCCTTCAACTTGAATATTAACAATATATGCTGTTTTTACATTAATTGCATCTGTCAACATACGATATTGAGATAAATATGATCTAACATTTTCACGTAAAGCCTCATTAGGAGAAACTAAATGACTAGCCGCGTTTTGAGCTAATAGATATAAATTTAATCCTAATGGATTTGTAATTGTATCTCTAGGATAATCTTTATCTGCTGTATCAAGTTGTATATCTCCTACAATATATGCCTTTGCAATTGCACCAAATTTTCCAGGCATTGCATATATTCTAGATATATAATCTTCACGAGTAATACATCTACTTTGAGCACCAAATGTTGAGATTGCATTTTGACGAATTTCATCTAAGTCTTGTTTAGAACCTCCTCCTATTGCAGGAAATGAATTTGTTATGGCTACTGAATTTTTTGAATCAGTTAAATTAACTTGTCCAAAGTCATTTGCATATTCAACATTATCAACGGTAGTTATTGAATTGACACCAACATTTTCTGATATTGAACCTCCTACTGTATACTTAACAGTTAATACTGTATTCATTGGAGCTAATCCATAAGTACTTGTATATAAAAAGTTGGTTGGATCAATATTATCTGTTGTTGTTCGTTTTAAATATTCTAGGCCTGATCCAACATTTTTTGGATTAGGAACAATTTCTTCATCAGCATCAGATGATATACCAGAACCAAATTGTAATTCTACTCTATTATCATCTCTTAATCTAACAACAAATCTACGAGCGGTACGTTTTAATTTTAATATATATGGTACTGTTGATCTATATTGTGATAGATCTGGATCATTGAATGGTATATTTGCAATATCTTGCATTATAGTATCTTGTGCCAAATAATCTACTTCTGTCCATTCATTACCTTCTGCATCAGTAACACTTATAATATCAATAACATTATCTTCTTTCAATGCTATTTTATCATATGGCTTAGGATTATCAAATCCATAGTTAGCTTCTTTCATATCTCCAGAAACTACAGTTATTTGTTTTTTAAGTAAGTATCTAGCTATATCACCTGATCCGTTTATTTCATAAACTGTTATTTCTGGATTTTGAGTAAAATCTACAGGACCTGTTGTATGAAATTGTTTTCCTTCTTCACTTGATACTTCCATGTTTTGTGCTAAAGTAAGTGCATAATCCATATCTGGTTCTGCATCCGCACCTGAACCTTTTGCTGGTACTAATTGAAACACATCTAATTTACATGTAGCTGGAGTATTTCTTCTAGGCTTATATCCAAATAATTGAGACAATCCTAATATGTTATGACCTTCCTGTGCTCTAGATAATAATGATTCTCTAAATGATGCATCAGTATAATATGATAATACATCACCTACATATGCTGACATTTCCATAAACATCATACCAGGAGAAGATTCGTTAAAATCTTGATACGTCTTTGGAAAATAATTTTTTGCAAAATTTATTAGATTTTGTCTGAATTGCGCAAAATCTTTATTTAAATATTTTACATCCTTTTTTACTAAATTTGCCATAGTCTATCCCTTTTAATATCCTCCGCCGCCGCCGCCACCGCCGCCGCCAACAGATGCACCACCACCAGTAAATGTGGTTGTTCCTGTTCCTGCTGTTATTAATTCATCATCAGAGGCTAAGTCAAATGCAGATCCCTGTCCTGCGATTCCAATTTGCGAAAGTTCAAGACCCGTATCTGGTTCAGCATCTGTTACAAATAATTCATTTTCGCTTAGGAATATATTTATTACCATTTCTGAGCCTATAGTTGTTACTTTAAAATGAAGCCTAATAGATAAAGAATGCATATCTACGCTATTAGCTATTTCTACTGTAGTTATTTCTATATAAGGTAACCAAAATGCTACATCTTCTTGTATTGTATCTTCTAAACGAGATCTTAAATCTTGCGTATTATTATCAAATAAAACTGTTCTAATATTTGTACCAAAATTTGGTTGCATATATCTTTCACCTTTAAAGGTCATTAATAGATTTTTTAAATTTGATAACGCTTGTTCTTCAGTAGAAAATGTTTGTCCAAATACTCCTAAACCACCAGCCGATCCTGATGCATAATTATTACTATCCCCAAATGCAGCTGATCGAAAATAATCTGAATGCGCTCTTGATGACTTGTTGAATGGTAATGGCACGCCTATGGCTATATCAGGCGTATCATTTATAGGTTGATATTGGTATACAGGTCTTTTCTTAATGGCCATTATTTACCTTTCTTTTTATCTATTGCTTTCATTAATCCACTGTAATCTTTTGTCATTATATTAACTGTTTTAGCAACTTTTTCATTTTGCATATTAACAGGCTCTCCATTAATACCAGTAGTTGCTAAAGCTTGAGTTTGTCTAACTGTTCCAAATGATTCAGCCATATCAGATTTAAAACTTCCTACACTAGGATATTCATCTTGCAAGACCAAAGGTCCTTCTTTCATACTACCAAAATCTGCAGAATCAGCTGTTTCATTTAATATATCATTTAACATACTATTTTTGCTAAATGGTTTTTTTGATTTAACATTAGTTAATTCAGATAAACTTGTTCTGTTTTTAATAACTTGTTTAATAGGTCGTTTTACAGTCTGTTCTGTTAATACTTCTTTAACAGCTGACCGTACTTCTTCTCGTATAATTCTTCGTAATACTTTAACGAGTGATTTAGAACTCATATAGTTTCTCCCTTTTTAATAAATATCTATTTGATGCAATAATTGGTTAAATAACTTTACCTAGTCCTGCACCCTTTCCAGTACCTACACCAACATCCATACCTGAATCTATATCAGCTGTTGTTGTACCTACTTCTGTTACTACATCCCCTGATCTTACAAAGGCATCTATTGCCTGAGCAATTGCGGCTGATACTTCTTCAATACCTTGTGCCTGGTCTTTTACTGAATCTCCACCTTTTGTTCCTTGAGCAGTTAATGCTTGTTTTATTGCAGCTTTTAGTGCTGCTGTTTGTAATGGCAT